GCCGGATTTGAGGGAGCTGGCCGCCTATAATCAGTTTGTTGGCCATTCAAACTGACGCCCGGACCCCCGGGCTGGGCTCTGATATGGCTCAGAGGACCTTCCTACTGGATACAGCCAGTTATTGTCAGGGTGACTAAGATGCGCTTTCGCGCTTATGCAAACAACGAGACATCCAGTTGTGTGACTGACACTTCAACAGTATCGGCTGGCACAACGAAAGTGCTAAGGGTCACCCCAGAAGACCCTGGGGATAGTTGGTTGGATTTGATGCAAATGGATAGGGTGGCACTATTGGTGGTCACACCATTAGATGATCCATAAGCGTACCAGGTGCTTGCGCCTGCTACGGTCGGCTCGAAAAAGTTGGCCGACACTGCCCCTACCAATGCTATCGCTGGGTAGGCTATCACAATTGGGGTGGCTTCCTTCCATGTTATCTCAATCAGGTAATACATGGAAGGGTCTGAGTCAAACAACAAAGTGTTTCCTGATATGGTGATGTTGGCTGTGCCTTTATTGTACAGCTGGATCTCTCCGAAGATTGCAGACCCTGTGGCTATGGAACCACCTCTAGTTGAACTAGTGATAGTGCCCCCAACAGTTTCTGGGATAATTGGTTTGAAGAATTCAACACAGTAGGACACCCAAATCTCGCCTAGGAGTTGGGAGGGACTGCCTTGGTTAGCAAACTGAAAAGTGCCCCAATCGTATAATTTGGCATCCTCAGCGGTTGCCAGAGTGCCATCACGCACATACTTGATTGGGTTGGGGGTTTGGCCTGGGTCGCACTCTACCCCATGCATTAAGTTATGGGTAGGTTTGACAGACACTGCAAATTCGGAATTTTCCATTTGTTGCTTGGACGCGTAAGCTGCTTCGCTAGCGTTGTAGTTGGTGGCCATGATAACCACACCTGGTGCACCACCCGTTACATAATCAGTGATGAGCGGTTTAAACTCAAACACCAATCCATGGAATTTATATTCCTGGTAATTTTGGGCGATAGAGGATAGCCACGGGAAGGTGGATTCATCCCCAGGATTCAACTTGAACGGCTTGTTAACAAAAGCAGAACTACCGGTCCAATCCTGCAAGTACTCTCTATGACAGACCACATTGGTTTGTCGGGTAGTACTGAACTGAGGAATTTCGGCAGAGTTGACTAGGACATTGCTTTTGGGGACAGGTCCGGTAACGGTGTAATCACCGCTACCAAAGATGGAACCTATCCCAGTTCCTAGCCACCGTCCAGGGCCACTAAAGTCAGCACCGAACATGCTTCCTATAGCATTGCCTAGGATGTGACCAACGTCACCGAATGGGGTTTTCTTAGCTTTACGCTGGTTTTGTCTTGGTTGTTTTGGCTTCTTTTTCGGGAAGCGTACCTGTTTACGATTTGTCATTGTATGGGATACCTCATGACGGAAGGGACTGTACATCCAGATGTGACTCGGTAATTCAGCAGAATATTATTTTTCGTGTTTTCTTAGGGTTTTATGAGTTGGCTTGGTGTCCAGCTCTTTTGTAAAACTAATCATTGTTTTGGGTTTTTATGAGACGGCTTGGTGTCCGCCTCTTTTGCGAAATCCGCTACGGTAGCGGCAATATTTTTGTGGATTTTCCAGGAGCTCCGTGCAGTCTCTTGGCATTCTGTTTAGCACTGAAATAACAGTTTTGGGCAATTACACATCTGAATCCCATGATCACCTAGCTAAAGGTCGGTTGCTGTGTGCGGGGTGTCGCTACTCACCCTAACTGTGGTACGGGGTGATCAATCCCCGCCCATTCTAGTTAACACTGCGCATGTTTGTTAGAGAGGGAAGTCTCTAACTTTCATCGTATTCGCATGGTCTACCTGACACTCAAAGTGCCGGTTTTTGTACTCTTGTTCTAATGCTTGCTGTCTGTCCGGGGGGATGTTGAAGGCTCTCCAATAAGATACCCTCGTCATCCAATGGATGTCGCCGTAACGGCGTTTCATTCCCATCCCCAAGTACTGTGCTCCTGTCAGTTGTGACAAGTCACCTAGCAGAGGGTCATACCCTTTCCCAAGATCTACCAATCGCTGGTAGAATTCTTGGTGGATAGGGATGCCTCCTGCTAGAGCTACTCCGCCCATCCCGACCGCCGCCATCCAGCGTTTAGCTAGTTTGGGGGTGGTCAAGGGAATCAAACTCACACAGTCTTTGCTCAAACTGGTGTGCGGATTTCTAACCATGATGTAGCCTTCCGGGGTCCACACTGGCTGTGACTGACAGAACTCGATCTGTTCGAACACTTCGACGTGTTCCTCTCGCTTCATATTGAAACCCATTTCTAGGAACCAACTGCGCAAGTTCTCGAGTTTGCTTAGTTCTTTACGCTCTATGACGAGTACACAGTCATCACCATCATTAGCTAGACGGAATTTCTTCAGTCGTATTGATTGGCAATAAGCGTGGACCATCGAGCTCATTAATAAACAATTTCCCAGTGAGGTGTTCATATCGCCAGACATTCTCTTACCATACACGGTAAACTCAAGCCTGCTATCTGGCATATTGCCATAACATTTATTCTTGAGCTGCAAGGATAGTAAGTATCTGAAGAATTTGTCATTAGGATAGTACATTTGATATATACTGTGTTCCCACTTCAAAGCGTCCTCAGACACGTGTTGGTCGAATCTGCTCGCATCCAGCCCTATAGCGACTGGATCAACGAACTCATCCCACATGGACTTGAGATGTTTGCCACGTTCAAAGGAGTTCAAGCCTTTAAATACGGTTTTACCGCCAAACATCCCAGCGATTACGTCATAAACATTTTTCTCGATCCTCTTTATGAAAGGACCCAACAACACATGATACCTAGGGGATCTAGGCGAGATCCCTCTAGGCACCGGTGATTTGCTGTCTGTGAAAGCGACCTTTTCTGCCTTCAAAAACCAGTTGATGTACGAATCACTGATCTTGAAAGGCTTGATCTTTAACGAAGCGAATGCATTTTCATAGATAGTTCTCTTTCGGCCGACGTAGGTCCCTAGGAATTGGTCCTTGGTTAACGGGGCGGTAGGTTTAACTGTCTGTTTAAAATGATTCAGTTGTTCGTTCATGCGATTCACAAACTTGAACCGGCATGGGGTAGGTGGCTCCACTAGCTTGCCTACTTCGTTTTTCACATACAACATACGCTCGACCACCGATGTGACAGCGTTGTTGACATTTGCGTCGAAAGCTCCATAAACCAATCTGGGTGAGAAACCCATGAGTGTGAAAAGCTTTCGACGTTTTGGTGACCCTAGGTTGTATACAACCTTCAGACATGAGGTAAGTGGAATGATGGGCACCTCCTTGACACTCCTACCTCTTTCCAACCTAAGGCCCCCTCAAGCAACAGGAACCATTGGTTCCGTCACTCGAGTGCCGAAGGGGTTGTACCATCGCCTATTAACGATACCCCAAAATGGGGTGTCCTTAACATGTTGACGATACAATATCTCTGAATCCAGCATCATCTTGCGAGCATTTATTTCTTCCTTATCTGGAAGGAAAGAAAAGGCTACTGCATATGGGATGATGCGGGCTTGGTCAACCTTGCGGACATGCCTCTCCGTCATCTGCCTCACGATGTACTCGCGGACCATGAGCTGATTAGCGGCTGTCCTTGCCATTGGGCCGAATTGGAGTCTTGCCAAACTGGCATACTGTCCCGCGACTCGCGGGGTCTCCTTCAGACCAACGTCTTGGATGATAATTTGGGTCTCGACCTCCCCGTCGGGCCCGGTGGTTTGTACCTTGAGGGCTTGTGATTTGAGCTCCTCAGTGGCATCTATAGCTTGTGCCACATTAAATGTGGACTTCGTGTCGGATACATAATTTGACTTGTACTCGTAATACTGGATGATATCGCTAACCGCCCTATACAAACCATATAGGGCTATGTTGCTTATCACGATAATTAATATTTGGGATGTCGTTAAGCCAGCATAGTAGCGGCTGGCTAGTTGGTGCATATATTCCTGGATTGGCAGAGCTGCGGCATAATTCGTATTGACTGTGTCTACAAATTGTGTCATTG